GGATTATCAGTTTCATCTTCAAGAAAACCTTCTTCCTTATCTCCGCATTTTAAACGCCAGCCAATTATTTTTTTACGTCTTCGGCCACTTCTGTAAGGGTATCTTCAGAAAAATTATACATGTTTTGACTTTCTTCTATAATCCAGTCAACAAAATCATGGTAAGCTTCTTCAGAAACAAGCTTCTTTGCATTTTCTAAAGAATGTTTAAATGGTTTACCATCTTCCATTTCAAGACCTTTCCAATCCTTAAGAACGTTTTCCGCAATAACTTGATGCATAACTTCTAATTGTGCTTTTTTACTACGAAGTGCTTTACGATTGAGTTTGTATAATTGTTCAAATTTCTTTTGTACTGGTTTACTATTAAACCTAACAATTTTAATTTGTATTTCTTCGTTGTGTGGGTATGTAACCCATACGCCTTCATTTTCCGCCTTTTGGTCGGTTGCAACTATATTAAGTTTCATTTGTGCTTTCCTTTTTGTTTTATGTATAGGGAATTAGTGGCACGTCCATGTGCCAGAGGTCGTCCATGATTTAATCGGCGGCTAACACGATTGCTAACCGCCATTAATCATTACGCAGGTATTCTGCTTATGCTGATAGTGTAACCAAGTGTTGGGTCCCTAAGGGCCTGAAAATCTAATGGAACTTCAACGTCTGCATCTGCACCACTAATATTTGCCGAACCGTTTTGGTACTTAACACGCGGCATATCGAAGATATAAGTATTACCAGCAGCATCAGTTATACGAAAATCAATCGATGTTGCAGTGTTGTTAACAAGTTTATCAATCAATTCAGCAGTTACTAAGAAGGTATTTAATGTACCTGTCACGTTGCAACGGCCATCACCAATCCCAACAGAACCCGCCGTGCCAATTGCCTTTTGTGGACTAAGTCCATTGTCCAATGAAAGTTCAAGACTTGTAGCATATGTTTTTGAAGATAGCGCATCACCAGCTTCACGAATATTTGCAACATTACCAGATGCGTTGTACACATCGTTTGTATTAGCGGCGGTTGGCGAACCTGTTCCAGCTGTTACCGATGCACTTGCACTTGCTGTCAATCCCATGAAAGAGAATGAACCAGTAAGAATAGCATTTGATGAAACAGACAAAGACATACCTGAAACTTTATTACCAAGAAACGCACGATAAATTAATGGTGAAGCATCTTCATATGCTTTTTCAATTGTATAATAATGTTCAGTTGTTCCGTTTGAAAGAAAAGAACCATCCATCGTAATTGTATTTTCAGGAGAACCAATACCTTCATCAGTTAGCGTAAGACCTTCAACAACGAGGGAATTAGCAGATATAGAAACAACACGACAGTAACCGTTGTTACCAGCGGTATCAAAACCACCAACTTTAATCCATTGACCAGCAGTAAGATTCTGTGTCGTAAAGTTTGTTGAAGTTGAGTCGTATGAGTTTGTAGAATTAACTGCGGTAATATCACCAGTTACGGAAACAGCGCAGGCTGTTGACCAATCGCTAAATAGCGCACCTTCAAAAAGTTCATCGAATGAACCATAGCTTAATTCAAAATTTATATCCCCTGAAACTTCGTAACCAGTACGAATAGAATCAGTAATTTGTCGGTCTGAACGAATTTCCCCAGAAGTCACGCTGGAGAAGTTTGGTGAAATAGATTCACCTGTAATTCGTAAATCTGTAAGTGCTGACGCAGGAGTTGTCCCTGCAACGCTTTCTTCCACATAGCGTAATGCGGAGCGTGAAGTATCTGAAATTGTCATCTAATTTTCCTCAAAATGTTATGATGTTAACCTACGAAAACATCCATGTTGTTTTTTGTTTTACGGCGTGTCCTACGACCAGCACTGATTACTTTATTTATTATGTTACTACCCTATTTCTATAAAAAGGTGCCACCACGTTGATTTGATACCATTCATTTATTTCTCCAACGTTAACAATATAAGCAGAACGGAACTGTATACTATCAAGTTGCAGATTTGTAAATAGTTCTTCAGCAGCGTCCGCAAGCATCATTAACCGTTTACGACCACTTCCTTTCTTCACAAAAATTTGCACTTGTACCTGACTTTCTGTCCGATGTAATTGTGTTGCACCCATAGATATCTGACTTCCAGTTCCTTGTATTATGGATAATCGCACAAATGGTTCATCCGCTGGTGGTTTCACCCGTGAGTTATCCAGAAGCACTTTTGTCGTGTTTCCCCATTTCTTACCGAAATGTGTTTCAATGGCTTCACGTTCTTTCGAAAACGTATTAATCATAATAATCCTCTTTCTAATTCCATTAAGGTCATTTCAACCATCGCCCTTGGCGCTGTGTGTGGTGTTCCATATTCTACAAAAACTACATATGGTACATTATTTTGAATAACAGCCGAAACAATCCCCTGTTCTTCCATCATTCGTAGTGACCATCCTGCTTTTAATCTTCCAGTATTTACTGGAGTACGCTCCAATATTTTTTCAAAAGCCGCATGAGCCAAGCGTTGAATTTCCTTATTGAGGTCTTCTTTAATTTCGTCAACCCATGATTCCAATGGTCTATCCCAACCTGTTTTCATTATGCACCGCCACGTAAATGAAATTCGATTGTGCTTTCTGAAGGTGTGTTCATAAAATCTATAACACTATATTCAACGTCTTCAACAACTACAATATCATCTATTTGTGGTGTGAAAGAAATCTCTTCTTTCGGTACGATTGCTTTTACATCTGATGATAGTATCTGATTCGTCAATTCAGTTCTACTAAAGGACGTTAAATGCATTCTAATTTTATGTTCTTCATATGAAACAATATCTTCGCCATTCGTGTAATCGTTAGTAACACCTAAGCTACGCTTATATGTGACTTTCAAAACAAATCCCATGCGTTCCAATTGATTGAACGTTTTTTTAGCTTGTCGTTTTAAAGTTTTTAAATTCATTCTGGCACCTTCGCCTGATTTGGTAATTCAGGTCTAAACATCGTTGCGCGTTGCGCTCTACGTTCCCTTGTTGATTTTAACTGTTTTTCACTATCTAACCACAATATTTCACAATAGCTATGATGTTGTCCTGCTCTTGGAAATCTGGTATAAAGGTCGCCGTCTCTCATACAACGTTGTATAAATTCCTCGCGTTCTTTTTGTGTTGTTTCATCAATCATTTATTTTTTTCCTTTAAAAAGTCTTCTACACGGTCTATAGTAGATTCCCTTCGTGTTACCGTGTCGTTTACTTTTGCAATCGTGGCATCCAGTTTATTTAATGTTGTATCCAAGCGTATCAAGATTCGGCCTTGTTCATCTAATCGTGATTCAAGTTTAATAACCCTTTCAACAATATCGCCTGATTTTAAATTGTCCACTTCAGAAGTTATCGATGCAGCCCACCAGATACCTGATGCTGTTTGAGTAATTAACAAAAAGATAATACTCATTGCAAAGTTCTTCTGCAAGTGCCAATCTTGTTTTTGTTGTTCTTCTTCTTCCATTTCAATAATCCTTAAATTAATGTATAGTGTAACACATAATTATTACCGATTCCCGATTCCCATGCATTAACATAAGCATCACCACCGTTAGTATTTAGGAATACGGCAAATTTTCTATCAGTACTGTCCCCACCTTCAGGCATTATTTTATCATGTATCCATTTAGCGCTTGATACATCCCATGGTGTTTTTAAAAGGTGTGTTGCAATTTCAACGTTATTTGTCGTATTAATTCTCAGCGTATACATTAATGTACCATCCCATTTAAAATGTAAACCACCGTGCCAAGCTTGTGGCACGGTTGTAGATACTTTTGTTCCAGCTGTTGACAAATCCCATGGTGTTGACATCGGGTTTTCATAAATCATATAATCACTATCAAAACCAGTATAATATAAATTTGAACCATCAGGTGAAATATAAAGTCCATAGGCGGCGTTAGCATCCACCACTAACGAAACACTATCATAAGATGCTGAAGTTACATCCCAAGCGGTTGATAAAGTATATTGAAAAATACTAATAGTTGCAGAAATATCATCGCACAAAACATACATTTTAGTACCATCAGGTTTAAAGAAAATCCCCCGTCCCCAGTCCGCCGATTCTGAAATACTATATGTTCCTGTTGATGTTCCTGAAGTTACATCCCAAGCGGTTGATAAAGTATATTGTTCAATATATCTTCCGGGTGATGTTCCATATGACCAACAAACATACATTTCTGTACCATCAGGTTTAAAATATAATGCAGAATTATAATAAGTTTCTGTTATATCTAAATTATCGGTGTATGAGGCTGAATCAAAAAACCACTTTCCAAATTTCTTAAAAGATTTTACTGTCATTAATAAACCCCTTCAGGTGAACCACCATACCATTCTGGTGTTTGCATTAATGTTGCAACATCCTGTCGTTGTTCAAAAGTATAAACAGTAATTATCGCTGGGTGATTATACCATGCACTTTCTTCATACCATGCGTCATCATTTCCAACAACTTTCGCGATGGCTTTAGTTTCATCAAGATTATACCGCCAAAATAAATTTGAACTTGGATTTACATAATCAGATTGTGCTTGCCCTGCTAATAAAAGCATGGTAGAAAAA